CTCCCGAAAATATAGCTGAGGTTTAACTCGTCTTTAGTTTCGGGAATAAAAGAAGACCCATCTATGCCATTATCTTGAAGCAAAGCGAGAGTAGTAGCATCATCATTACCTTCCGTATGAATAAGAGTAGAATTTGGTTTAAGAACAGAGATAGTCTGAGAAACGATACTTGTCGGTTTTGACCATCCAAAAGTAGCAGCAGTTTTACCCACTGCACGAGAAACCCAAGCAACGGTTGACGCAATGTTTCCTATAATGGGAATACCAGATAGGACATCTGCGACAGTTGCTACTCCACTCGCCACTTTAGACACAGGGCCAGGCGTTTCCACCTCGCCCGTGTCCGAAGCAGCGACCGGAGCAACACCAGATTGGGCAACTCGGTAACCTTTGGATGTTAAACGAGAAATATCGTGAAGATCGCGAGCGGTAGAAATAACGTCATTCTGAGTAGGAACAAAGAATTGCGGGTTAACAAAGCGAGCGAAAACCGTATATTTTGCTTTTTCGACGGCGACAGAGCCGCGTAGAGGTGAAAATACATACAGGAAAGCAGTTCCGAATTGATTAGCGGAATTACTAAGATCAAAAAGATCGTAAATATTAGCGTAAGGACAAATTAATTTAAGGGAATTACCTTCTTCGATACTAATAATTTTATGGGGACATGATGTTTGGGAAGCTAAATACCTAGTTCCTTTTCGCCGAAAGTCATCAGTTTGATTATAATAAGGATTATAAACCAACATGAGGGCTCCCTGCAAAAAGGGTTGGGCGTTAATTTTGACTTCAATTTCAATGTCTGATTTAAAGTATTGGTAATTTTTAAGTTTGTCTACAACTAATGGGGAATTGTTGAATATATCCGAAGGAAAATTAAATTGACGCAAGTAATTTTGAGAGTCGTTGTCGTATGAAGAGAGAGACAATTGAATGGGAATTGAATCATCATCAGTTGTCCATTCAAAGGTCCCTAAATTAACAGGACGCTCAAGAATACTCATTATCTCGTGTCTAGTGGTGTCATTCAAGGCCATCTGTCTTGTAGAAGATGGCATCGACTTGGCATCAGCAGACATTTGAACATCAGTTAACAATTTTCCTCGAGTAGAGTCAACATTTGTGTTTTGGTCATGATCATAAGAAACAGATCCGGAATTATTATTATTTTGGGTACTAGGAGTCATGTGTTACGACAGGGGTAGATGACTATTCACCCTGAAGTCGGGAGCTGTATCACCAGAGCACAGCAACACTCTATAGGGGCAAGGGAAATAGCAGTGAAGAGAAAAGTATCCCGTTTGTATTTTCACATCAAGATCACATTTCCGGGGCCAGGCCAAGGAGTTTACCATAGAGGAACATATTGGGTTCGAGCGTACATATCACGATTGGATTTGTACACCTCCATCTGCTCGTAAAAGGTGGGAACAATAAAATTGATCCCAACTTTTGCGAGTTCCTCTCGTATACGAGTACTCCACAACTCATATACTGTTTGCGGATGGAGAGAGAGTTCCATGAGAGCTTGTTCACAATTTTCGATGGTCGAAGATCGAGTTGCTTTTCCACGAATCCAATTTGTAATTTCAAGAACATTTTCTAAATCCATTGGGGCTAAGAAAGTTCCATCTTTCTGGATTACAAATTTTCTTTTAAGAAAGGCAACATCTTCCAAGGGTTTCCAAGGAAGGATCTTTCCAGTTTTAGCTTCATCAGTATATGTGAGACCAAAAGAAGCAAGAGCGTCAGTCAAGGTAAGTTGATTAAACCAGCTAAGTATTTCAATACTAACTGATTTAATATCATCATCACCATAAATGATTTCCGCTACATGCTTCCTGTAATCACACAAAGCTGGTAAGCCTTGCTCTCTCTTGAGCAGCATATATGCTATTCTCATAACAATTCCATTGAAGAGTGAATTGATGATGACAGTCAAAGGATTTCCTGAGGGTTGTGAGTGTGTTTTACGTATCACTTCCCCATTAACCAAGATGTCAGCGTTGCTTATGTGTTCCCACAAAGCAGCGCGGACAAGTTGATTTTCCTCACTATCACCATACCATTCATTTATCTTCTCAAGAATTTTTACAAGAATTTGCATCAAGAGAGAACCATCGAAGTTAGAGAAATCACCTGCAATCATATAGTTTCCTTTAGATTGCAGATGATGAGCCAGTTTCGTCCATTCAAGAGAATATGGATTGATACCAACAGCAATGCCGTTATCAATCCGATTTCTCATAACGTGAGCAGCGAAATCTAGGAAATATTGACGAATTGCAATCACCAAATGTTGAGGGCACGCTTCAAAGACGCGTGTTTTTCCAGCATCAACTTTAGCAATCGGACGTTTTTCGTCTTTGAGGGTAGCAATCGAAATTGCATTCCCCCTAATTCCATTCCTAGAGTCCTCAATCAATCTTTGGACGTCTTGTTTGAGTTCAGGGTTGTCTACAATGTATTCTTCCCCGTCCCCAAGCCAAGCCGTTTTACCTTTTGATTTATTGCTCAAGTTATA